TATTTTTATATCTCTTCCACTTTCTGACACTTCTTTTTCAATAAATTCCTTTAAGTCCCTTCTTACATTAGTAAGTCCTTTCTTAGTAACTCCTTCTTTTATATCTCCAGTTACTTTATATAGAGAGAAGTGATCGTCAAGTAATTCTTTAACCTTCTGTACATCCATTAGTTCTATTGTTTTCTTATTAAGTAGTGTTTCTACTTCTTTAGCAACTGATTCTAGTCCAGGAGTTGTTTTTACTTTTTGCTTAATAGTTTCAAGCGCTTGATTATATCTAGGTACCTCATTTGGAATATATTCCTTTTGAACACCTTTTATTTGAGTACGTACACGTAAATAGGCTCTTTTATAAAACCTATTTAATGAGTTCATAGTATCAACTGTAGTTTTTTCAATTAATTTGTTTTTAAATAAGAAAGGTGCTACTTCATTACCTGTTGATTGACGAATTTTCTTTATGTCTCCTGCTGTAAAACCAAAGGCTTTTGTTACTTCAGAATTAGCAACATTTTTAATGACTGGCGTAACTTTGCTTGAAGTTGCCATATCTTTTAATCCTGTTTTTGATTTCTTTATTACTGCTTTTGTTGCTGCTTTTGCTTCTGCTACTCCTGCTTTTGTTACTGTTTTAGCAACAGCTAGTCCTTCTTTAGTTCCTTTAGCTCCTAAGCCTAATGCTCCACCTACTGGTACAAGAGCAGAAATGTTTAGAACTGCTTCAAGGTCTTTTTGTACATTTTCAGGTAAAGAGTTCCATGTTTCTACAGCCTTATCAGTAATTGGTGATATTTTTTCAAGAGCAGCTTGTCCTACTTCTGTTTTTGCCAATGCACTAGCTCCTTTCCCTATTACCTCAAGTCCTTGATGTATAACGGGAGCTTCTGTTACAAGATCTGTTGCTCCACCTGCTACTTGTCCTATTTCTTGAAGAATTTTTTCAGCCTTTGATGCGTCACTTGAACGTATTTCTTCTATTTCTTCTTTTCTTCCTTGGAAACTTCCTCTTAATCTATCTATGTAGTTATCTTTTTCGGGTTCTACCTTTTTTACCTTCGGTTTAATACCTGTTCTCAAACTGAAAAGAGCCTCGGTAACTTCTTTTTTACTTTTACCGTTTGCTGCTCCCCATTTTATTAATTCTTGTTCTTGTTTATTAAATGCCAAAGTATTCTTTTGATACTGACAATAATCCCTGTAATTCAGGAATCATCCGTTTCTCTTCCATCCTCCCTCTTGGGTGATGATTGTGGCATAAAGTTATACCATTATTAATATCGTATCTTAATTCTGGATAATATTTCCAGTTCAAGATATGATGTGCTTCTAAACGACCACTACAGTTAACGTCTGCAATACGACACTTCCAATTATCTCGTCTTTTTACTGATAACATCCATTCTTTATATAAGCCATAATATTAACCTTGGTTATTAAAGTATAATGAATAATCGACTGTTTCTTCTGCATTTTCTCCAAAAATATTATCTAAAGCGTATTCTTCATCATTAGTAAATATTTGTCCTGTTGTTCTTTCTCTAGCTCTTCTCATTGTATCTTGAATTATTGTCATTTGGTGATTAAACTCATTTTCAGACATATCATATCCAATAACTCGAGTCTTATCTCCTTCCCCACGCTTGATTGCTGTACCTGCGATAGCGTTGGCAGCATTTCGGAGTGCGTTACCTTCATTATCAGACAATGCTCCGAATGTAGCACCTTTGGATTTAACTGCAATCAATTTATCTAAGAATTGTTGGTCTAGCATTTGTTGTGTAAGTGCAACTGTATCATCTGCTTTACCTGAAAGTTCTCCACCTACTCCACCACCACTTAATAGACCAAAGACTCCTAAGGCTCCTTGACCTTCTTTGTTTCTTGTTGATCCTCTAGAAAAGACAGTTGGTCCAACTACACTACCTAGAGCACTACTATTCATAATAGCATCTATTTGATCTATAGATTGATTCAACATTATTACATCCTCTATTGCTGTTTCTCCACTTTTTCTTTGATCTTCAATCTGCTTATTGTATTGTGCAGGTGTTAAGTTTCCATACTTTTCAAACGTATTAATTTCGTTTTGCTTTGCTTGTATATCTAGCCTTAGTGATTGTAACTCTAATTTAGTTTTAGGGTCTGCTAGATACTTTCCTCCTACTATTATTGCACCATTGTAATCTGGAGCTTCAATAATTGCAGTTATAATGCCAGAAGGAGCACCATTTTTAATTGCTTCAAATGCGATTTGTTGTTTTGCTTGCATATCAGATTGCTCTTGAAGATATGTTCTATCTTGTTCTTTTTGTAATCCATCAAGTTTTGCTTGTTCTGTAGTACTTGCAAAATTATACACAGCTTCATTAATATCTTTTCTGTAAAGGTATTGATTCGTTGCATCATCTGAATATATTTTGAATAATGTATTCAGATTAGACTCTGCGCTTGTTAAGTCTCCTTGAGCTGCAGAAAGTTGAGCTTGAACAGGAAGTGCTGCTATAGCAGTTTCTCTACCTATTTGTGCTTGTTGACCTCCAATTATTGAATCTGGGATTCCACGTCCTTGTCCTATTAGAGATAATCTACTAGCTTCTCCACGGTTAACTATACTGTTAAGTTGACCTGTTAAGGTATTTACAGCTTGTTGTTTTTTTAAGATACCAGTTTGCTCTTGTGCTCTTAGATAAGATTGAGCTGAATCTGGAGGTGCGATTATATTATCCAAATATTTTTGAAAATCTACTTTTTGTTTTTGTTCCGAATCTTGTATTTGTTGATCTAGCGGAGTTTCTACTACAGGGTTAATTGTAGGTATTTTAGTTGCGGTAGGTTCTGGTAAATCGAATTTTGTATTTAAATTTCCTAATACGTTTGGAGCATTAACAACGTTAGATGAAGGTAAACTAGGAATAGCTGTAGTAGTCGTAGGAGAAACTGGTAAAACTGGAGCATAATACTGAGTTGTTGGTTCATAAGCTGATGCTACTGATAAAGATGGATCAATATTAGGATTACTATCGTTATACGAAGAAGATCCTCCACCAGAGCTATAAGTAGGTGTATATGCTTGTGCTGCTGCTGTATATTGTGCTGGAGTAGATGGTCCTCCGAACTGTCCAGGAACTAAAGCTGTGTTACTACTTTGAGAATTATTAATACCTGTACTTACTGGAGCAATACCTAATACTTTGTTTGCTGTAGTTGTTTGTGCAGGTGTCATACCAGCGCCAACTGGAAAACTCATGGAAGATGCCGTTTGGCTACCTCCAGTTACTCTCTTAACTGCATTTCCGACTGCTCTTCCTGCACTCCCTAATGCGTTTCCTATTTTTTGAAAAAATCCCATAATATTATACTATTGTGAATGTATTAGGAGAGCTACATATGTATAGTACTCCGCCTACTTCGATTATTTGTCCGACTTCCCCGACTATTGGAACCAGTTCGTAATGTGGTACTTTAAGACTAGAGGTAAAATTGCTTGATTTATTAAAATCTTGGTGAGAAGAAAAGTTGTTTCTATAAACTTCATCACTAAGTGATTTTATCGTTACTTTTAATATATCTATTTGTTCTTGTAATGTTTTATCCATGTTTTTTATTTAAATTGTTGATAATAATGTTGTTACAAAGCTGATTCCTGTAATTTCTGTTCCTCCAGTTGATTCTATTCTAAAAAGAAATTCTTTACCTGTTTTAAATAATACGGCATTTGTTTCTTCTTTTAAGAAGGTGTGGGAAATTGCGTCATCTGTATCGTATGTTCCTATTGTAGTCCAAGATGTTGCTCCGTCTACTTTATATTTAAGAACTACACTTTCTCCACTTGCCATTTTTCTAAATGCTACTTTTACTTTGTCTAATCTTTTTTCTATATCTATTTCTCCAAAATCAAATACTTGTGTTTCTAAAATTGAAGTCATTGTATAAACGGCAGCATCGTTAATCTTATCTACTGAACCGTCTCCGCTATGCGCTATTAAGAAATAATTTCCAGCAGCTCCGAAACTTTGTATTCCACTAGTACTTACATTTTCATCTATGTAATCTAATGATAATGAAAAAGGATAAGTTGCATTTTTCCTACCAAAAGACCAGATACCTTCATTATACTCTGTCCCAGCGGTATTTGTCATTATTTTTGCTACAAAGAATACTCTATTGTTTTTTACAGTCTTATAATTAGGCATTGTTATGCTATTAAGCTTCTCAGTAAATACCTCCTTTAACACTTGTGGAGCACCACCTGTATAGCCCTGAATGATAAGTGAACCTCTTCCTGCTCCTGTTTCATTGTTTAAATAACGATCAGTTATTCCTATTAACATTCCTTCTACATTTGCTAATACTCTTAAGTCTCCTTCTCCCCATTCAATAACTTCTTGAATATCAGGTGAATATAGATTCCATAAGAATACTTTAGATACACCATTATAACTATCTTTAGGAGCACATCCTATTGCTAGATAGTTACCGAAGTTAGCTACAGAGGTTATTTTTAAGTTAGTAGGTAGTTTTAATGCTTGATCTTGTACTGTTCCAGAAGGATATATTCTAACTACGATATTATTGTAAAATATGTAACCATTGTCGTCTTTTGCTATTAAACCTTGGGCTACACTTGAAATTGTTGCAGAGGTATTAGCTACTGTAGTTACTCCAAGAGTACAACTTGTACCTGTAGTAGATGAAGTAGTAGTATCTTTTGTTCCTGTAGAGTAATTATAACCTGGTTCAAGTAATGTAACTGTATCTACTACACCTCCTGCTGTTACAGAAGCTACTATTGCTGAACCTCCTGTTCCACCATCAATATATAAAATGTCATTCACGTTATAAAGTGTTCCACCATCTACCACAGAAAGAACTGTAATAGTATTATAAACTGTTCCAACAGTTCCTGCGGTGTTAGTTATAGTTGGTGTACCTGAAAGCACTCCCCATTTAAATACTTGAGTTGTACCTTGAAATCCCCAAAGATAATCCTTATATTCTAAAAGACAACCGTTTTTAGCTGCTCCATCACCCTCAGAATCAGCTGGCAGAGTCCAATCTCCTGTAGTAGCATCAGCTTTTTGTACGATTTTAGTTAAAGCTCCTCCTGTTTGTCCTAATCCATAAAGTTTTGCTGAAGCTGAAGCATAAAGAAAATCTTGAATAAAATATTGTTTTAAATCTGTTGCACTTACGCTTGTTGTTGTATCTGCTTCAAAAGCACGATACGGAGTTAAACGATTTGGGTTTGTAAATATATCAAAATGCTTACAGATAGAAAATCCATTTGAAGAAGGTGCTCTAATATCATCAGATATTCCTGAACTCCAGTTATTTTGTTTTATTTCTACTTGTTTTGCCATATGTTTATTACTAAGTCTTTAATACTGTTGTTGATAATGCTTGACCAACTTTTATTGTCCCCGTATGAGATAAATCTCCAACAGTTGTATATTCATCTTTTAAGAAATATTCAGAATTAGCTGTTAATCCTGTAGTTGTTGCATATTTATCACTTATACTTGTAGTGGCTGGTGCTGTTACTGTGCTAGTAGCTAATCCATCAAATGGAGTAGCTAATCTGTAAGCTTTAATGAAAATACCAGAATACCCAATAACTACTTCATCTTGTAGGTTTGAATACCAACTATTTGGTTGAGTTGGAATAGGTGGATTAGTCTCCCAAGTACTAGCTCTATAAGAATAAATTTTTCCTCTTTGTAGATATAGATAAATTTTATTATTATTTATACTGTCTCTTAATCCTAATACAATTACACCAGAATCATTACCAAACATAGGTAATGCTTGTACTTGGGAGTCTCCGTCTTTATTAACAGTTGTTGATTGGTAGAATATATATGAACCAGCTGTTGATAATTCAATTATACTTTTAGTGTTTACAAAACCTGCTTCTTCATTATTTGTTGCCCAACCAAAATAACATTTACCATTATGACCAACAAAATATGGTGGAAATGCAGAATATGAAGAAGCAACTCCAGCACCAGTTTGGCTTTCTAAGTTAGGTGTTTGTATATAACTATCGGTTTCCCCAGAGTTAATATCAATATAACTACCAGTAATTTCTTTTGTATTATCTCTATTAGTGTCACAGAATAAAGCATAAGCCTTTCCATTAGTAAATGCTGTTTTAGTCCACGCTGGTGAACGATTATAAAAACCATCAAGAGATAATGTTTTTGACACAGTATAATCTATTGTTATGGTATCTGTTGAACAAGTTAAATAAGAAAGTGTTAAATCCATATCACCATTACCTGCTGGGTCATTACCTGTAGTATCTTGATAAGCTAATACAACTTCTCCATCACTAGCACCTGGCACTGCATCAAATCCAAAACAATAGGTAGGATCTCCTGTATATGCTGTTTCTGTATCCATTGCTATAGTACTACCTGATATTGAACCTGTTTTAAAAAATAATGCACTATCTGCTGTTTTTGCATAAAATACTATGAATGTTGTATCAGAAAGTCTACATACTGTTGCTGATGGTAATATTGCTGTATGTCCAGTTACGTCAAATGCTGCTGTAACTGCTTCTGTATCTACTGCATCACCTGATGATGTAGTAGATACTCTAATAGAAAGATCTGCACCTGAGTTATATAATTGCAAGAATTGAGTACTACTTAGTTTTGCTATTTTTGCACCTACCGATGTTGCTTGAGCTGTCCAAGATGCTGAAGAGATAGCTTTGAATCCATGAGAAATATAAAGTTTACTATCAGAAGGATTTATATATACGGGGTCTGCTGCTGTTAGGTCTTCTCCTGAAGCATATCCATATCCATTTGCGTCTAAAAAACCACTAGCATTGTATCTTGCTACGGCATTAGCTACTGAAGTTGCACTTGTATCATCATCTGTAACAAATTTATTTGTAGTTGAAGGAGAGCCTGATGTACCAACCAATGCTGCTGTGACATCTGCTGTTGGGACTCTAGAGTCATTAGTTCCCACTGCGATAGGGTTAATTGCCGAAGCAGGAGCAGTTGAGAGTTTCGTTATACCAGCAACGGTAGTTGAAGCCTTTGATGCTCCTCCACCAGTGTCTACATAAGATTTAACAGCCTTTTGTGTAGCGATTTTAGTATCTGAATCTGCAGCCAAAGTATTATCAGTATCTAATACTGATGTTTCTATTTTGTCACTGTTAACATTCGTGAAATTATCATTGATAACTTCATTACTTGCACTTATTAAGTCTGAATCTGCTATGGTTGTTATTGTTGCCATGTTTTTAAACGGGTTTTGCCGTATTGGTTATTGAACTACTAATTTTTGTTTTATTAAATATTAATTTACTGATTCTTATCCAAGTGCTAGGTTCTGATGTCCAAGTACTTGTTATTGTTGCCCAAGTTTCACCTAAGGACATTTTAGCTGTATTGGTTAAACTTGAACTAACTTTTGCTGTATTTGTTATACTCATTTGATTATCTTGGATTTCTCCACTTAGTACGAATAATTAAAGGTTCGTCTGTCAATCTACTTGCAAAATAATCAGTTATTTTTTGTTCTTCTTTAGCAAGTTCAACAGCTAAAGGTTGGATATTATCAAGTCCTAGTGTAAGAGCCGCGTCATACGCTGATGCAATTACAAATCCTCTATGCAAGTCATCTGCTACTCCAGGCTTTTTAGTTGTGTCAGTAGCTACAAAGTAACTAGGAGCACGTTGGAAGTAGTATTTAATACCACTTGTAACTGATGCAGCTGGTGTTGGATAAAGTCTTATTATATTATCTGCTATTTTATCGTAAAATCGAGGTAAGTCATTCGTCTTTAGAAATTCATCTAATGCGATACCTCTTACTTCTGCTTGGTCGAATGGAATAAGTTGTCTATAAAGACCTGAACTGTCTAAAATGTCTATTCTTGTAAGATTTGTGATTCGATTATCTTGTTCATCTGTTAGAAATGAATAATCTGATTGACTCACGATAAGGTTTGATGTTCCTTCTGGCAATGCTGTATGGTTTGTATCGTCAAGTTGGAATCTAATATCTAATATCTTACCTTCAGTGAAAATTTTATTTAACCAATCGTTACAAGAGTTAACTACGTTAAATGTAGCCCATTGGTTAGCATCTACACGAGCCATTTGTCTAGCTCTTTGTAAAATACCTGTATTTAATGATGTGTCGCTAAATTGCATGTTATTTTTTCTTAAAGTTATTTTTAAAGTCTTCTAAGTGATTAAAGATAGAACAAAATATTTCTCCATCTTTAAGTTCCATTGTATCATAGTCGTCATATATATCACTAATATAAGGTTTCATTAGTTTTTTCCCTAATGGAATTATTTTATCGTTGTATTTCTGTGCTTTAAGAGCTTTCTTATTTCGTTCAGTTTCTAATTCTTCCTTTTTTGTCTTAAGTTCATCGTATCTAATCCCTAATTCTTCAGGTACTTCTTTTTTCATCCTATCGTAGTGTTCTTGTTTAAGTTTATCCATTTCTGCAACACATTTATTTATTTTATCAGTAACAACCTGACTCTTGTCTTGTAAGTCTTCTATTTTAACCTTTTGTTCTATACCTTTTATTTTTTCTTCAAGTTCTGCCATTTCTTTCTCTATAACCTCTAGTTCTTCAGACTTTGTTCTACCAATAGTAATTATCGCTCCTTTCTCAAAAAGAAGTTTCTTTAATTTTTCATTTTCTAATTTTATTATTTTTGGGTATTCTTCCATAAGTTTATTTGTCGTTATTGTATAAAGTTTGATAAGCGTCAACCCATTTATGGGCATTGTTTTCTATTGAGTAAATTTCTTCTACGTATTCCCTAGCTTCTTTACCCATTTTTCTACGTAATTCTTTATCTTTTATTAGCTTTTCTATCTGTTCTATCCATTCTTCTTGTGTATCAGCTAATAGTAAGTGTTTCGCGTCATTAGGATTTTGTTGGTAAGGACTATCTCCTGTGCTGAAAGCCTGACAAACGCTAGGAATTTCTAACATAGAGTTCTCTAGGAACTTTAAATTAGATTTACATCGTGAAAATGGACTATTATAGCGTGGAATTATTACCATATCGAGTTTTAGGTCATTTAATGCCTCATAATACTCATCACAAGGTACTAAAGTATGCCATTCGATATTCTTTTTACTCAACCAATCATATTCTTCGGCATAAAGCTCTTGATAAGTTTGATTCTGGCTCTTTGCTGGGATAGATAATAGAACTAAACGAACTCTTTTATCGTGTTCATAGTGATCAACGATAGGTTGTAATACTTCTAGGTCAGAAGTCATTGCAACTGAGCCTGTAACACCTATTCTAATTACATCTTCTTCATTTCTCTTAGGTTCTGGGAAGTAAAAAGGATCTATACAGTTAGGTAATACGATTACATTAGGGTTTATTAGCTCATATTCTTTCTTTAAGAACTCTGTGGCACAAGTTACAAGGTCAGCTTCTTTAATAAAGGTATCAATGTTTTCATTTAAGGTCTTTAAACCTCTTTTTAGCATTGCTTCGTTCATGTATTCTGTAAACTTGAATCCTCCTGTGTCTTTGTAGGTATCGTCATTGTCAAAAACAATCTTTTTACCTTGTTCTTTTAATAATCTCGCAGCCTCTATCTTGTTTTTCTTTTCAGGTCGATGAAAAACAATAACCTCAGCATCTAATAATGCTTTAGCTTTTCTCTCTGCTTTTGGTCGAGTTAATGCAAAAGATGTTCTGTCTCCATCCCATCCATTTTCTTGCAATGGGAATAGACATCTTACATTATAGCAACCATTTAGTTCTGAGTTGACATAGTATACTTTCATATTATTCTTCTAATAACTCAAGTTCTGCTTTCTTTTCAGCTATCTTGAGTTTTTTTAATTCTTCTAATTCAATTAAATTAGCCTTAGCTGCCTTTATTTGATCTAAGATAGATAAAGACTCGTTACTAGGTGTAACTACTGCTGTAGGGGCTTGTGGAGCCTCTAGTGGGGCGCCCTCAACTGGTCGTACGTATTCAGGTGTACGAGCTTGAATTATTTCTTTTGTTCTTTTGTTTATTATATTACCAGCCTTATCTATTCTATCGCTTATTTTCTTGATATTGGGTGATATTACTACTCCTCCTGTTGTTGTCATATAATTATTTGCAGATTTGCCCTATATTCCTCAATCTGCATCGGATACAGGGCAAACAATTACTTGTTAATTGTTAATTCGTTTACTCCTTCGTGAAAATTGTAACTCCAGCTGTACCTCTATTTTCAATAACACCGTACTGCAAGTCTGCAGTTGTTAGTGTTGAAAGATATTCAGGGATGTAGTTAGTTTGAACACGGACATGATATTTACCAGTCATTGAAGATCCAGCGGAGCCGTTTGACCCTAGTGGAGATGTTGCCCAGTGAATAGCGTCTTTGTGAGCTAAACAGTTACTTCTACCAGTTATACCTGAAACATATTGAATGTTGTTAGATACAAATACTGGAATACCATACAAAGTTGCCTTTGGAAGTTTTGCTGTAGGATCGTTAGCTGGTGAGTTAACAGCTAAGCTAAACTTGTCAAGGTTTTGTATTTGCTTCCAGAAGACTGCTGGTGAAATGAAGTAAGCACAGTCATATTGAGTATCAATAGCTCCTTCTTCAAGAGTATTGATAGCTTCACGAATAACAGAATCGGTAAGAGTTGTTGTTGATGTTCCTACTGAGTTGTCGAATGCACTGAATAGGGATGTCAAAGCTACTTCTAATTTTTCGGCCATTGTGAAACCAGCACTTTCTGCATACCTATTTTGTAAGAAATAAGAATGTTTTACTTGTGCTAAGTCGTTATCTTCGATAGCCCATGATACTTCGTACCATTGGTTGACAGTAAGTGTTACCTTTGTGTCTGTAGGCTGATTAAGTGTAACGGCTGTTGCGACAGTTTTTGAGTTTGCATCAAATTCTGTAAGATTAGGAGTATAAAGGGCTGAGCCTCCACCTGCTAATTCTGAAGAACGGTCTACAAAGAAATCCGCTGCCATGAGTCTGTTCTTATAAAACTCATTAATTTTTTCTCCCCATAATGTAGGGATACTCTCTGCTAGAGTAGTTTCTGTCATTGTTCCTGTTGGAAATGCCATAATTCTAATTCTCTAATAATTTATTTGTTAATATTAAAGTCATTAATTGCCCATTGCTTCTTTAAAAACTTTTTCATGATCCTCTTTGGACATACCATATGAGATTCCAGTTTCACTTTGCGATTCACCTGAACCTTTTGAAGCACCGAGTTTCGCGTCTTCCTTCTTTTTGTCCTCTGCCACTTTGGCTGAATATGCTAAAAACATATCGTCTTTCAAGGCTTCTTGAAGTGAGATTCCATTGCCTTTTGCAATGATTTTCGCTTTATCAATAGCTTCATCTGATAATCCACGAGCAATCAATTTAAGTTCATCTGAGAGTTGTGGGTCTTTGTTAGTAATAGGAGGAGCAACTTTTCTAGTTGTTTCCGCCTTCTTAGCTCGAATTTTGTAATTCTCAGCAAGTTCTGCGTCTTTTGATGATTTCTCAACGATGTTTGCAAATTCTGCTCTAATTAACTCTTCTGTTTTCTCGGCAACCTTATCCGCTTTATCTTCATCAGATAGAACTTCTAATTCTGCTTGGAAATCAGCATCGGAACTAATAATTTCGTCTACTAAAGCGTAAACGTCGCTCTGATTTGAGGCATCAGTACCACTTGTATTCTCCATAAGTTTTAGAACTATTTTTAGGTGTTTGTCTTCACCATTATGGTTAATATGTGGGTTTAGAGACATCACTGGTCGTATTTATTATTTATTTTATATTCTGTCTCTTACCATTAGGTAGGATTCTGAAGGTAGGTGTTTTTGCTACGTTAGGTAACTTAACTTGCTTTACTTCTTCTTTAACTTCTTCTTTAACTTCTTCTTTTACTTCTTCTTTAACTTCTTCTTTAACTTCTTTCTTAACTTCTTTCTTTATTTCGTCTTTAAACATATTTTTATCTTGCTTCGTTTTTACTATTTTTCCTTACGACCTTCGAGGAAAATAAAATGTCCATATTATCAAAAGCTAAATTTAACATATCTGTTGCATCAGCCAAAGCTACGGCATCTTCTCTTTTTAATAATCTTCTTACTGCTTCTTCTTTAAAGAACTCTGATAAATATTTATGCAGATTTCCCATTGTTTCTTTATCGTTGTAAAATTCTTGAAGTGATTTCATATTATTCTTTATTACTTAATAAACTCAATGAAACTTCTCTTATTATCTTAGCTACAGCTCTTACAGCTGCCATTAATGCACCTCCTAGTAATGCTGTTATTGATACTTTATCAAAGACAAAGTTAATATCCATTATACCAGCGGAGAAGATCACAGCAAATGTTGCTACAAACGTTACTCCTGCACTAATTAAGTGTCTTTTTATTGTTTCTTTTTTAATCATATATTTCATATTATTCTCCCACTATGACACGTAACGCGTCTTGCATTGATAATTCATTGGTTCCTGCTATTGAGTTTAATGCGTCTCTTGTAGTCCAACCAACTGTCCCAGCTATAAAGTTAACAGCGTCTTGAATAGTCAGTCCTGTTTGCCCTGCTACGGAGTTAAACGCTTCTTGAAGCGATAAACCACGTTCTGGTAATTCACCTGCATACATATTTGCGTAATCTTGTATTGTTCTTAATGTTGTTGCCATATGTTCTATTTTATCAGAGTCTTCTTGCGTTACGCAAGACTAGTCTACTCTCCTTTCGCTGTTAATGATAATGGTTTAGATATTACGGGTTGTTTAACTGGTTGTGCGGCTTGCGATACTTCAGGAGATTGTAATGCCTGTTTAGCCTTTGAATTGATAGCTCCTGTAATAGATACAGGGCTTATTCCAGAACCTGATAGCTCGATGATTCGTGTTAGAAGCTCTGATGCAACTGGGTCTTGAGCTAGATTTGGACTAGCAGCATAGGTTACCAAGATGTTATACAGAGATTCAAGGGTTGCTGCTTTGTTTTTTTGTTCACCTGTGACATTCACCGTTACTCTAGCTTTTAAGTTTTTATAGAAATCTTTAGGAATATCAATAAAACGTTGAGCTTTAGTTTCTTTGATATAAATGTCTGCACCTTCAATCCATCTGTCATATTCAGCACGAGTCACGATCTTACCTTCTAAAACAGCATTAACTGTTTTTTGATTAGCCCAGTGTGTTGAGAATTTACTGTCAATCTCTCTAAGTTCATCTGAAGAGAAATCATAAGCAAGAATGTGTTCTTTTGTTAGTTTCTTTCCAAGATATGGCATTATCCAGTCTTCAATAATTTCAGTGATGAAAATACCTATTTCTTCTTGTAAGTCTTGAAAGACACCAGAAGATTGTTGTAACACAGTTGCTTGTAGTCTGAATGGTGTACCTGAATGTGGAACATCACCTCTTTGCGATGCGTAAGCACTCGTAGTTTTCTGTAATTGGTCATACCATTGGTTAATCAATAATCCATATTGCTGTAATCCTCCACTAGGTAATAGTTGTAAAGCTTTAATATCTTTATTTTCTTCTATCTCTAGGATAGTTCCGTCTTCTGTTTCGGACAAAAGATTTCTACCTTTAAGTTTTTTAGAAGCTGTAGTAGCAATAACCTTAGTTGTATACTCCATAGCTCTAGATTGTTTAAGTACCGCGTCATTCGTTCCTACTTGAGCTTCCTCTCCTTCTTCCATAACTCCGACACCAAATCCACGTCCTGCTTTAGGCTTACGAGCTAAGTATTTATAGACTTTTTCTGTATTATCTTCCCAATACATAGGGATACCAGCGCCAACTGATGTTGCTTTTCCATTCTCTACTGGATTACCTGCTACGTAATACAACTGATAACTGTATTCATTCTCGTCACTAGGAGTGTATCTCTTCCCATCAGTGTTTTTGAAGGTAGCTTTTGAAAACTCACCACGCACTTCGGAAACTGGTAATCTCTTAGTAGAACCTCCGTTCTTTAACTTATCTAATACTTCTTTCTTATTCTTCCATCCTTTCATCTTTTGGATTTCATTTGCAGTCATCCAATGCGTTTCGATTATCGCACCTTTAAGTATATCTACTTGGTCTGTTATTAGATTCTTCCATTCAGGTAACTCCAAAGTAAGCACTCCGTCTACTGTTACCTTCTTAACAAGCAATGATCCGTAACGAGTATGCATATCTCGCATATCGTTTAAAGTCCTTGCGAAATTAATCTCTTTCATCCAAACATAGATATCTTTAGATAACAGAAAGCTTCCCAGGTAATGATTCGAGTCATCTGAGGTGATTTGTATGTCTTTCGTATCGAGATCTTTAGCTGAGTTCTCTACGTCACAAATAGCGTTAAGTATGTTGTAGAAAGGCTTCTCTTGACCCTTTTCGTCAAATTGACCATTAAGATACTTCGAGTTATTATAAAACTCAATGGTTCGTATTTGTTTCTTTTGTGAAAAAGGCAATCCCTCAACTAAGTCAATAGTTGATTCGTAGTTACCTTTTATCTTCTCTATTTCTTGATTTATTGTAAGCATATTTTTTTAATTAATGTTAATTATATCACTGTCGTATCCTATTAAGCAAATTGTTATCTCGAGCTTCGTTGTTTACTTCGTAACTTATGTTCAAAGCGTTCTAATCTCTCTATTGGGTCTAATTCCTCATCCTGTGGGTTTCCAGTTATAAAGTACACATCTTTAATAGCAGCATACTCTTCTGGGTCAGTCATCTTAGGTCTAGTCTTTTGCCATGCGGCTTTCTCAGCTTCTGTTAACTTCTTCTTTGGTTGTTCTTTATCTTTCATATCTTTATCTTGCCTGTGGCGTTAAGTTTTTTAATCTATTCAATAACCTATCAGCTCTCTCGTTATCATCGCTTCGCGTTTCGAGGTACAAGTCTTCCATACCATATCTACCAGCGTCCATTGAGTGAGAGTATGTGTGTTCTGGTACGTTTAATACTTTACCGTCTTTATCTACCTTCCACAAGTAATTCCGATATTCCTTGATTAAGTTGACTGAGCGTTTCGTTACGAATATCTTTTGAGACTGAATGAATGATATACCACTAAGAACAGATCCAGGTCCACCTTTACTAGGCATTATCATTACGCCATAAGACTTAATCTCGTCAACTGAACGTGATTCAGAGCGATCTGCTTTAGCTAATGCCTTAGGGTCTTTAGAAGATAAAACGTCTGCTATCTTCTTATTTTCTACTAATGCTTTTTGATATAGCACTTCATCCCATATATAAGCACCATTCCAGTAATAAATATCAATTATAACTGTAGGGTCAGCATAATACCCAAAGTCTATTCCTGTACGTTCGATTCGCGCCTCGTGAGGCACCTCATCGATGACTTCCCAGTTCTTGTATATACGTCCTTCAATAACTCCGAGTTGTCCTAATCCATATACAGTCCACCAATCTTTACGGTTCCTACGCTGCTCTAGGGAATCTACAATCTTTTGATCCAAAGCTTCGTTGTCTTTATAGGTTAAAATAATAAAATCTACGTCATCTCTCTTACCTTTTAGTTCGGTATGCACCCAGAACTCATTTGTAGGGTTGTAGTCAAGATATATGCCTTTAGTGGTTCGAACTTCGAGTTGTTCAAAGGCTTCAAACGTATTGTTGTTAGCCTCGTTCATAAATAACCAATCTCGTCTCGCACCACGGAGTTTATCGCCATTATCTGTGGAAAAAAACTCTATTTGGTTACCAGTTTCGAATGTATAGATAGAATCTGTTAAACTCCAGCTGTCATCATTCCAATAACCGTGAGATTGCATTATTATCTTGAAATCTCGCATTACACCCCTTTTAAGGTGCGGAACTGACTCTGAGACGATAGAAATTAGTTCTTTCTTCTCATGCTTGACTTGTGCCTTGTCTATAAGGATTAAAAGTACTGAAATAGTCTTTGAAGCAGAAGTTCCACCTTGAATAATCTTAATTCGTTTCTTAAGTGCTAGAATCTTCTTTGTTGCTGTTGTAATTACAAATCCCATATATTAATTTAATTCTAGAGGTGTTTCAGATGGAATATCTTCTGCTATTATCTTTACTGTTGGGGGTTCAAGAAGTTCCGCGTCGTTAACCCCACCAAGAATAGGTTTAGGCAACTCTTTAATATTAATATCGCGTTCCGTCTTATCTTTCCAATTAAAGTTCTTCAATGCGAAGATAGTTCCAGATCTACCGTGTTTTTTAAGGTCTAACTCGTAACTATTCTCAACTTTAAGCTTTGCTTTTTTAATGGCGTCAGAATACTTTCTTCGTTTTTCGTTATTTTCATAGTCACAAAGCACTTGTCTACTTGTATCTAGAGCTAAAGCTAAGCCAGTTATAGTCCACTCAGCTAAAGGAGTCTCTTCGAAATACTTATTAATCTGTGTTTGAAGTATTGCTGGAGTTTTAAATTTTAATGGTTTTGTTATCATTACGTTTGTTTATTGCGTTCTATTGCGTTTAACATCTCTTTAATGGTCAATAATAGAACTTTATTATCTATTTTTTTAGGGAAATTAACTGCTACTGTTACATATTCGTCTTTAGATGAATCCATATTGTGTGTTAATCTTGTTAGCACTAAATCCTTACCGACTTTTAACCCTGGATATTTTAATTCTATATTCCAGTAATTATATTTAAAATTTTTGTTTGGTTTATTCTTCATTGTATTTATTATAACATAGTCATCACATATTAACTTACAATAGGCTTCTGAGAGGCCACAGGAGGCCCTACGAGACCCATAGAGAGGTTTTACAAGTAATGTGGTACTTTGCATCATCTACTCTATTTCGATGCCCTTATTTTCATACATAATCTCTCCAGCTGGTATAGGATGTTCCGCGCTAGCGAAATACGTTCCTTTCCACTTAATCATGTACTTATTCTCTAACCTCATTCTCTTCTTACCATGGATATATTCATAAACGTTAGTGTGTACAGGTAAATCAGGGATAAACTCCGCGTACTTAAATCCGTCTAACCAACGAGACTCTAGAAATACCGCATCTTCCTTGTTCTTCACTATGGGCGAGTTAGGTAGCTCTTTAGTTACGAACTTTCCCATATAGTGGAAGTTACCTTTTGTATATACTACATTCCCCTCTATAGCAAAAGATTCCTCGAACAATTTAATATTTTTTATTAGGGTAGAATCCATAATAAAGATAAAAGTATCGAGTCTCTCTTTTGCTCGTTCTATTACTCCTAGTTCCCAGCCATTGAAAGAATTAATGATTACGTTATGCTGCCTGTCGAAATACGACAAGTCAGGCTCATAACCATCATTAGATACGATTAGAATATCGTATGGCGTTT